GTCTACTTTATTCTGCCCGGTGGCCTGATCCGCCATTGCACTGATCATTTCAGACATCTGAATGTTCGTGCCAGAGTTGTCCTCACGATAGGGAATCTGATAAACAGCACGAGCAATTGCGTTATCGTCCTTGCCAACATTGGCGTTACGCAGCGGAATGCGAGACACGGAGGAGACAGGATCAATGTCCTTCTTGTCAATCAGGCGCGGATTATAGACAAGACGGTCAAAGATCAGACGGCGCTTGCTTTCCAGACTGACATTCCACAGCGCACTCGACATGTCTTGGAACGGCAGCGCGTTGTCCAGCATGGATTGAGTTTGGTAGCCGAGGCCATCCTCATAGGGCTGCATGATGAAGCAGGGAAGATTGTCATACGCAACGTTGAGCTCTTCAACGAAGATGACGGTCTGCCAGTTCACAAGGATGGCATGATACATCTTCACCTGATTTCCACGAGCACCAAAATCGGAAGGAAGAGCCCGGCAATAGAAGTGCGTCAGGACGTAATGATCTTTGTAGGAGAGCTTGCTGTTTGAGGAATTGGCAAGGCCCATCCACTGACCCCAGTTGCTGCCACCGATGCTGGTAGTGCTCAGATCGAGATATTTGTTGATCTCAGGAGTGTAGTAGGACATGGCACTGGTTTCATCTTGGCCACTTCCTGCAAACTGAGAGTTAAATGCCTCTTTGGCGCTGGTAGTTTTGTCACTGTCAAGGATGGAAAGCAGGCGCTTAAGTTGCACACGCGAGATAACTTCATTCCAGCCGAAGTATTCTCCTTCAGAATGCAAGTCAGCAGGAGCAACTGTCATGTCCATGAAGCAGTTGTAGGGGTCAATGCGCTTGATGCAGTTGCCCCCGTAGCTGTACTCTTTGATGGCTGCAAGGCCGGCACTGGTGATGTTCGTGTCGGTAACAATGGATTTCAGTGGCGTCTTCTTCCAATAGACTACAGCCGCGCCGAAATTGTACTTGAAACCATCCCGGAAAACCTTCATCAATTCACGGGGCCACCCGTAACGTACAGACTGGTCGCCAATTGCAGTCTCAAATTGCATTGCTGCATTCATGTTTTCAGGTGTGGAGACGACACCGAAGACTGGATGGCTTGTCAGAAAGACGCCAGCCTGGTAAGCCACCGCGCTCTCAATCTGCGGCATGACGATCGGCACGGTGATATCTTGCAGTTTGCGCGCGTCCCCCTGCATATTTGCACGGACAGCCTTGATGTGTTCTGCAGTCGTGTTCAGTTGGCGCTGATAGGCACGATCACGGTAGCGCAGCAGGGCACGAAAGTCTGAGAGACTGGAGCCGGAACGCTCTGCGCAGTCACGAGCATAAGAGAGGAGTTCTTTTCGCTGCTCGAGATTCAGCGTGTTGACAATTGAGATTACAGGGTTGGCCATGTGTTTGCTCCGCAGATTGGAATTTGTGATTGGATTCAGAATGGTAAAGCTAGTGTATCGGAGTGACTGGCATCTACAGGTTCCGAATCCACATCGAAAATGTTCTTGACAATGAACTCAGGATAATCCCGCATGGTTTCCTCAACATAGCCAAGAGGATCAATGATGTCATCCTTGTTGTTTATTTTGAGAGGATTCCACTCGGTGATTTGATGAAGGACCTGTGAGCGGATGGAGGGGTGCAGATAGATTTCTGCAGAGAGGAGCCGCAGGAGACCACGCTTAATGCGGTTGTTTTTAGCTTGTCCTTTTGGTGAGAGCTCAACGAAGTAGAAGCCAGTGATTCCTTCCTGTTCACAGAAATGCTCAAACCAAAAGAGCAGCGTGGATTGGTAGGCTACACCTTCTACAGCAATGAGGCGAGTGTTCCGCTCCATGCCCATCTTGACCGCCGCGCGAATCGTCTCCAGAGGAGAGAATGTTCCAGTCTCCAGCTGGTCGAAGATTGGCTTGCCATCACAGACGCTGTAATGTTCAATGGTACAGTCGTCGCCTTGCTTCTTTCCAGATGAGGGGTCAATAAGGATGAAGGAACCTTCTGGGTCTGCGTCCTCATAGTAAGGTGGGAGGGTTGGGATTTTGTTGATATCTATGCCGGATGCTGAAGCGATGTCTGTGGAATTGAGGATCTCAGAGATGAAGATTTCTGCATGGCCCATCTCTGCATCAGATTGGTATTCACTGAGGAGTTCCTCAACGGGGCGGAGTTCCTCCCACAGACTGGAGCCGTCAGCCAGAATGCCACCTACAATGAAGGAGGTCCATTGGGTGTTGTTCTTGAGTTTTTCAAGAATGCAATTCTGCGGATACATGTTGCCCACATAGATGTAGGTGCAGCCGTCATTACTGCGTGCCTTCATGAGCGTGCCAAGGATCCATTTGAGGAGTTGGTCACTGAGCTCTCTGTTTTCTGATGTTTCTCGCTTCTGCACGTCGTCCATGATGATAACGTCAGGTCGCTTATTCTTTCGGTTGATACCGCGTACTGCAGTTCCCGCACCAATGGCCCGGAGAATAATGTTGCGGCCCCGGAAATGGAAGACCTTGAGTGTCTGTGTGTCTACCTCTATGGCGTGTTGCCAATTGCCAAAGAGTTTTCGTATGTTGGCGCCGCCCAGAAGGTCGCAAATGTCCGAGAGCGTGTTGACTGCAAGATCCTCACTCGCTCCCACAATCAGGATAAATTGCTTGCGTGAGAAGAGAATGTACCAGAGGCACAGGAGCTTGATAAATGTAGTCTTTGCAAAGCCCCGGGGAATGCCAATGGCAAAGCGCTCCAGCTTCTCCTTGCAAGCTGTGAGCATCCCGAAAAGTGCAATGTAGAATGGCGGGAAAGACATAGTGAATTCTTCAGGATCTGCAAGCATCCCAAGGAAGTTAAGGTCCTTTCTAGTGAGTTCTGCTGCCTCTTCTGAGGATGTCTGTAGTTCTGCTGTTTCACTCATTGTATGCTCTCGCTTCGTTACGCTACCCGCTTGCCGGCTTGGTCGAGCCTACTTCAAACTGCACCTCCCTACAAGGCAACCTGTTTCACAGGCGAGCTACGCTCGGCCTTGCTAGTGAGCCTCCGCAGTTCTCGTGGGCTACGCCCCGCGGTCAAGGGGTGACGCTCCACTCCGCTCCTAGTCTGAAGTGTGTGGTTACAGGATACAGCCTGTTACAAGGGGCCGCCGGGCGTGGGCTCTCCAGACAGCCTGGCCATCAGCTTCTTGATGGTTTCTGCCTGACTGTTAATTACAGAGAGTGCTTCCTCCATCATCTCCGCCATCTCGCCACCTTCGGAGTCTGCAGAGCTTTCGCCCGGCTGCTCCATGCCCGCAAGTTCCGGCCCAACAAGGCCGATTTGTTCTTCCTGCGGTTCCCACCCGGCTGCACCGGAACTAAAGGGATTGTAGATGTCTGCCATTTTATTTCTCCTAGATTATTGTGCAGCCCGTGATCTGATCGCTTCGCTCGGGCAGTCTGCCTTCGCCCGTTTGTCGCCCATTTGTCGCCCGTTGGCGGATCGCACTTCGTGCTCTTGGGGCTAGCCTGCGGCTAGAGCATGTCTGCAGACAGTGAGGGCGGCAGTTTGCGAGGAGCTTGCCGAGGGGTAGATTGCAGCTTGTCAAGTAGTGCGGATGCTTTCTCCACCTCTGTCACTTTGGGAAGCAGCATGCCGTCTGCCCGAGCAGCAAGGATCTGGTCAAGCGTTTTTGGTGTTGCTGAGATCATGGTCTGTCCCTCCACTTCAATGATTTCATTCTGCTTATTGGTGATGTAGCGGGGAATTGTAGCCTGCGGAAGCGTAAGGGACACGGTGACGGAGACATGCTGTTCCGGCTGTGCGAACTGATCCTTACGTCTGCGGGCTCCATTCAGGATGCGGAAAGCTGCGAGAGCCTGCCCCATGTTTGCAAATGGCAGATTCTTCTCAATCTTCTCAAGTGCCAGAGATTCTGCACGCTCAAGCGTATTGTCAAATTGCGTGTCTGCCACTACGTGCTCACTGCGCGCCATGGCTATAGACTGCTGCACCTCAGGGTCAGCCCGCAGTTGCGAGATGTAGGAGTCATCTACTCCACACGCGGCGGCCACTTGACTCGTTGAGATTCCCTGTGCGAGAAGGGAGATGGCATATTCTTTAGGACTCACGTTATGTGCTCCTTTGTAGGGGTTGCAGACTGCACACCGCTGGCGCGGTGGCTATATCTCTCATTGTGACTGCGGGGCGGAAGGATTGCTGTTTGCGAATGCTGCCTCCGGCAGCTAGTTATGGAATGCTGTGAGTGTAGTGAACTTTGCCAATCGTGTATGGGCTCTTAAAATTTTAGAAAATTTCTTGGGATGTCATTAGGATAGGCGCAACAAGAGAGCCCGAAAGGGGTCTCCCCCCAGTCTTTCTCTTGCGAGCGTAAGCGAGCAACTGTTAAGTGGGGTTGCCTCTGCCGGAATAAGAATCATTCTCAACTGGGAGCAAGAAAAAACCCAGCCTTGCGGCTGGGCCAGCCTACCGGCTGAGGTTAGCGAACATCAGTGCTGCGCACGGTATCAGAGAACATCGAGGTCAATTGTTGCAGCCGCCGGCTTGTTCCTGATCTGCTCAATCCGCCTCACTACGAACATGCCGAACTCGCCCGCCAGGTCATCATCATGAATCTTAGCCAGAATCTTATCTAGTTCCTCCGGCTGGTAGGCTGCATTCTTAGCTGCCATTTTGAGAACAAGCTCTTCAAACTTGCCCACCGCCTTGCGATATGCAGGATTGGCACCGAAGCGGGCATCACCATAGAACGCGCGGCGGGTGGCCGATGCTTTCCACGCTGCCTCCAGTTCATCCTTGCTCATCCAGTTAGTGTTAGATCCGCTCGCCTGCTCGAGCAATGCATCATTGGTGAATCGATCGGCCGGGATGGTGGTCGGCCACGCCGAAAACCCGGCGAGATACTGACTGAGGATGTCACGTGCAGCCTTCTCGAGAATGGCATCAAGCAGTCCGCGGTAGGCATCAGGCACCACTGCTAGCGCAGTGAATGGCGCAGCAGGAATGCAGACAGTTGCGGATCGGGCAGGATTTTTGAATCGCGCAGTAATGATCCGTTCGCCGTCGGCGGGCATGGCGGATTCAGGATTACGGGAAATAACGAGGGCGGTAGCGTTAGCAGTCATCACAATCACCTATATAGGATGCGGCATTGCCGCGGGTTACGATCACATCGACCGTATGAACATTCTACGCCTTTCCCAAACCTTTCCCAGATTCTAAGTATCTGTCTCGTTTGAATCTTTTTATCCATGGATAAATGCAGTCTATCGGCGGGGTGATTAGTCAATTCTATATCCTGATAGATTTCGCTTATCCGCATGGGCCATGATTGCAAAATGATTGCAACGAGAACTAGACACCTTGCTCATTTCTAACCTGTAAATTAAGTGCCATTTTCGGCAGTAAAACAAGTGCCATTTTGGGAGCGGTGAACCCCCACACCCCCTTGCCCATATGGTCACCTATTACAGACTACAATACCATGCACAGATAGTAATAGATCATGGCCCCTATAGTCTTTTCTTTTAAAAATTTAAATACCCCCTATATACCCAATCCACCAAACCCCCTATCTCCTATCTACTTCTCTCTCCCTCACCTCTTCCTGTTTCCTACTCTCCCCCTTTACGGCCTCATGCCTCCCCAAGCATGTGTGGGGGTGCCCCGTTCCTGTTTTGCCACTTAATTAAGTGCCATTTTCGACACTTGTTAGCAGCGCAAACTACAAGCCTTTCAGGGACTTGACACTCCACCATAACCGTGTATGATTGCCTGCGGCAATACAGCGCCTGCGACGCATTAACAAGGAGAAACTGAAATGCCGTCTATTGAAGAAATCAACCGCAAACTTCCTGCTGGAATCAAAGCAGTCCTTGTCGGAGGAAGCATTCATTATGTTGTGCGCACATCCCATAAGGGAAAAAAGATAAGCCTTGGTACATTTACAGATGGCAATGTTGCCATTGCAAAGCTGGCAGAATTCAAACTCAAGAAGTATTCAACCATTCAGCCTTCTGAACTATCTTCTCTATCTAATGAGGTGGAGTCTGCCATTGCACAGAAGATAGCAAGAGAGCAAGCCCAAGTAGCTGCCCGGCAGGCCTCTCTGCTGACTGGAGACGATGCACTCTCCATGCTGCGTGCAGCAGTAGAAGAATCTGGCCCACATATTCTTGGCTCGGGAGCACAAGCAGTTACTATTTCTAATGATCTTGGAAAGACAATTATTCCAGCAGACATTGTGGCAATCATCTATCAAGAAATATGGGGGATGCCGCCAGATATTAATGAGGCATTTGGTATGCCCGGCACCTCAATCAACCTTTACAATGAGGATCTCTAATCATGGCACTTCGCACACCTGACTATGTAAAGAAACACACCACAAGTGACGGAAGGACACTCTATTATGGAGAATTTACAAGGAATGGGCAAACTGTGCGCAGTCGTCTTATGGAATGTGCAGAAGATGTTTGCTATTGGAAAGTCAGGGAGGAAAACCGCTATCTTAATTCCCTCCCATCAAGCATGGAAGCTTATCAAGGGAAGCGACACAAGAAATCTCAAGGTTAAAAGAGATGTTGCCTTCCCTCCCCCCACTCCGTTATACTATCCTTATGCCTGCGAAATCTCGTGGGTATTTTGCGTAGTCTCTTACTATCTAACCACCGTCTTTTGGAGCATGTCATGTCTAACCTTCTCACTGATCTTCTTGCTTCTGGCTTTGCCTTCCTAATCTTCCTGTCTGTTTTCTTCCTCATTCTCTGCCTGATTGCAGACTTTCTTGAACGTAAGATTGGAGAATAACAATGGCACTCATTGAATTCCTATTCGATTACAGTCTTCTCATCCTTGCTACAGCCTGTATTCTCTTCAAAGCCTTGGATGATAGGCACGAGCAGGAACAAAGAGAAGCCGCACAGCGCAGTGCATGGGCTGCCGCGCAAGAAGAAGCTAGACTGCAAGAGCTTGAAAACAGGAAGAGCTTGGGCCGGTGGCTCGATCGCTTCCCGCAAGGTTAATTTTCACCCTTTCACATTTTTATAGCTTGTATAGATTGGAGAATTACTTATCATGAATCCCAGAATTGCCGCACTTGTTCAAGCTGCACGTGAGAAGCATGCCGCCATTCAAGCAGCCAAGCAACAAGCTGCCCAACCAGCCGTGCAAACTCTTCCGCAAGCTACACCTCTGGTTGATGCCCACACCAGCACACAACCTGTTACCAAGTTCGCCAGCTACGCGGGCATGAGCTTCAACAAGGAGCAGCAGCTTGCTATTGAGATGGCCATGCAAGCTAAGAGCTTCTGCCTGATTGGTGCAGCAGGTACAGGTAAGACTACAGTTACGCAAGAAATCATCACACGTCTTCAACAAGCATCTCACGTGAGTCCCTTGCGGGAGGCTACAAAGCATCTTCTTGAGGGCAATCCCGGCATCGTCATTTGTGGATTCACCAACAAGGCAGTCAATAATATCAGGAAGAAACTCCCTGAGCACCTCCAGAAGCACTGCATCACCATCCACAAACTTCTTGAATACGCTCCAGTCTATTATGAAACCATCGACGAGGCGACTGGAAACATGCGTACTACGATGCGCTTTGAACCTATGCGCAATGGTGCTAATCCACTCCCTCACATCAGCACCATCATCTTTGAAGAATCAAGCATGATTGGTACAGACCTCTATGGTCAAGTCATCTCTGCACTTCCTCGCCCTGCTCGCACTCAAATTATCATGCTTGGCGACCTCAATCAGATTCCGCCTGTCTTTGGCCCCTCCATCTTAGGCTTCAAACTGGCTGAGCTTCCTACCGTGGAACTCACGCATGTTTATCGCCAAGCACTGGAAAGCCCCATTATTTCTCTGGCAACCTCCATCCGAACAAACAGTGCAGATGTTCCAGCATCGCTGCTTGCACCAGCAACTATGGATAAGGGAGAGCATGGAACACTTACCATTCATCCTTGGAAGAAGCGTGTCGGTAAAGAGAACGCCATTGCCATGATGAAAGTCTTTCTTCCTAAGATGATCACA